TTTCGACGCTATCTGGCCGAAGACCTGACATTCCCGCAGGAGCGGTACCGCATGACGCTGCTCAGCCGGGAATATGAAGACGACGTGGCCAAGCTCACCGCAGGATTCTTCGATCTGCTCAACACCAACGGTCTGCGCACCGTGCTGACCACCACCCTGGCACCTGGCCTGAAGTACCTCTAACCATGATCGAGAAATTCATGCGCGCCCCGTATCGCGAGGGTGCACGGGGGCCTATTGCCTTCGATTGCTGGGGGCTGTGCATCGCGGTGCGCCATGAGGTGTTCGGCCTGCCGCTGCTGCCCAGCCTCGGCGCCGTGGGCAAGAACAAGCTCAGGGCCAACACAAGCGCTTATCACGATCTGCGCCAAGGGATGGAGGAATGCGCCCCGGAGCCTGGGGCTATTGCTGCCGTGTTCCGCGGTTCGCTCTGCCTGCATGTTGGGGTGGTGGTTGAGAGCGAAGGGCGCCTGAAGGTGCTGGACACAAACCCCGGCGGCGCCTGCCTCCGGACGACCGGCGAGTTCGAGGCCGCCCACCCGAAAGTGGTGTACTACCGATGATCGAGTTCTATCCGAACAAGCTGAGTGACACGGCGCCGCTCGGCACCTGGAAGACCGACCGCCGCATGACGATCGAGGAGTGGCTGAAAGGCCAGGCCCCGTCGTACGAGCGCCGGGATAGCCCGCCAATCAGTGCTGTGCTGAACGATGAGGTGATCGAGCAGCACCTGTGGCACAAGGTGAAGTTCAAGCCGTCCGACCTGCTGCAGGTCTACCGCGAGCCGAAGGGTACCGACCCGTTCTCCATCACCTTCGCCCTGCTCAAGGGAGCCAAGGCGGTGCTGAAGTCCATCATGCCCAAGATGCCGGGCATGCCATCCAGCGCCGGCACTCAGCAGGGCGACCCGTTGACCGAGGCCAGCGCCAAGGGCAACAAGGTCAAGCTGGGCGAGCCAGTGCGCCAGATCGCCGGGCACCAGCGGGTCTATCCGTCCTACCTGACCCAGCCGCGCCGGGCGCACGTAGCACCGCGTGACCAGCGCGTGGAAATGCTGCTGTACATCGGCGAAGGCGAGTACGACGTGCCGCTGGCCAAGGTGAAGGTGGGCGAAACCCCGCTGATCTCCCTGGGCGCAGACGCGACGTTCACCATTTACCCGCCGGGCGCTGACCTCTCCGCGGATCCTGCCCATATCAACTGGTTCAACGTTCCAGAGGTAGGGGCAAGCTCCAGCGGATCGGCCGGCCTGGAACTGACCGTGGCCACCGACCTCACCAGGTCGGCCACGGCTTCGGCGTACCAGTTCGTGGGTGATACGATCAGCGTGCCGGCCGGCTCTGGCCAGTTCCCGGCCGACTGGTCGAATGGGATCATCGTCCGTGTGCTTGCTCCGTACACCTACACGGTGATCGATGGCGGTGCGGGGCGCGACATCGTGCGTGGTCCGCTGGAAATGCTGAACCCAACGGCAGGCATGCTAATCGAGGTGGCCGGTGCAAATGCGGGCCTGTACGTGGTGCACAGCTACACCCCATACAGCCCAGCAGTGCCGGCCAACCCGGGCACCGCGTCCACGCTCACCGGCTCAGCTGCGCCAACCCGTTATGATTTCGACGTCACCCCGCTGAGCTTTAGCCTGGTCCGTGGTGCATCCACCTACCCGATCACGCTCAACACGGCAACGACCGACCTCACCGGCCTTGTATCTGCCCTGAATACCCTGCTCAGCGGCACGCCATTTCAGGCGCAGCAGAGCAGCGGGCTCCTGCGCTTCGTTGAGCTGACCCCGTTCGCTGGGCAGGCCATCACGGCGACCGACGCATCTACGATCCTGGGATCCTCTCCGGTCGGGGTGACTGGCACGGCCACGACCAGCGCCATTCCCGAGCAGCCAGCGGAAATGACGCTGGACTACGATGGCGGATCGCCTGTGGTGGGCCTGGCTCTGGGCCAGGGCCTCGCAACCATAGGGCCCCGTGGTCTTCGGTACCGGATCACGGCCTTCAGCACGAGCTTGCTCGAGGTTGAGCGCCTGACCTCGTCCGGCTCGACTGACGCAGGCTGGCCTGGCTTCAACGCCATGCAGACGGTAAACGGTCTGATCACGCTGGACGCCTCGAACCTGCAGGGCGGGTACCGTGGGCCATTCGCCTGCTGCCCGGACAACGAGAAGGTCACCGAGCTGGAATGGACGGTCACCTATGCCAACGGCCTGGCCGGTATCGGTCGGGAGGGGCAGATCTACGAGATTCCGACCTACTACGTCTTTGAATACCGCGACATGGACGTGGCTGGCGCCTGGACGGTCATCGAGAAGATGAACGTTGGCGGGTCGCTTGACGCCCAAGGCTTCACCGAGCGCGTGTCGCTGCCGTATGCGATGCGGGCCGAGGCACGTATCCGTAAGCAGTACGTGGACCGCCCTGGCCGTATCAACGATGAGGCGAGGGATGACGCCACATGGACGGACCTGCGCGGGCGCATGCAGAACTCGCCCACCAGCTACCCGGGACTGACGGTGATGACCTGCAACATCCGTGGCGGTGACCGGCTGTCTGCGCAGTCGGAGAGCCAGGTCAGCGTCGAGGCAACACGTATCCTGCCGTTGATGGAGGGCGGTACCGGGCCAAGCCGCGACATCGTGCCCTGGTGCATCTACCAGCTGAAGCAGCGCGGGTACACGGATGATGACCTGGATCTTCCAGAGTGGCAGGCCTTCCACAACACCTGCGTTGCCCGGGGCGACACCTACGACGAGACGCTGGATTCCACCATCACTGTCAAGGACATGGTGAACAACGCCCTGGCGTGCGGATTCGGCGAACTGGTGACCTTCCGGGGCCTGTTGCGCCCGGTTCGGGACAGCGCCCGTGCCGCGTTCGACGTGACCTACGGCCCGAAAACGCAGACCTACTCGCCGCAGAACATGACCAAGATGCTGAAGATCAGCGGAGCCATGCCATCGATCAACGACTTCGACGGTGTGGATGTGGAGTTATTCTCACGCACCACCTGGGCCTGGGAGACGGTTGAATGTCGGTGGCCGGGCGATCTGGGCACCAAGGTCGAGAAGATCAAGATGCCCGGGTTCAGCGACGAGACCAGGGCTTGGAGGTTCGGCATGCGCCGGCGTGGCCACCAGAAGTTCCGGACCGACATCTACACCTGGGAAACCGAGATGGATGGCAGCAACAGCGGCTACTTGAGCTTCGCAGCCGTTGGAGATGACAGGCGTTGCCAGAGCTCGATCCTGCTGGCCTTTAAGGTTACAGGGTCGGGAACGCTGCTGACGTCGTCCGAGCCGCTAGATTTCAGCGCGGGTGGCGAGCACCTAATCGGTGTTCGAAAACTGGACGGAAATCTGTCCGGCCCATGGACCGCAACGCAAGTGGATGAGTACACCGCCAGGGTCGATGCTCTCGACTTCACGCCCGAGGTGGATGGTCCATTGGAGCCGCCGCACATTCTGTTCGGCCCTGCGGCACGCTGGGCGTACCCGGCTCTGATCACGCTGTCCGATCCAGCCAACGGCAATAGCGCCATGAGGGCCATGCCCTACGACGCCCGCGTTTACACCTACGACGACCAGTTCCCGCCGGCATGACGCCGAAGCAGTTACCAAGCCCGCCTAGTGCGGGCTTTTTATTGAGGAAGATTTGATGAGCGGCCAACAGACCATTCAGGAGCTGGACCGGATTGTCGGGACGACGAACGAGCTACTGCTGTCCCCAGAAGTGAAGATGATGGAAGTGTCGCCTGGAGTATGGAGGCCGACCAACGCTATGGTAATGGCCAACCTGGCAACTCTGCTGGGCGGCGCGATGCCCTATACCTCCGTCGCGCTTGGCTTGGAAGGCACTGTAGACGGCACGAACTTCAGCGTGTTGTCTAGCGCCCAGGACGAGTACGTCAATGCCTACCGTAATTCCGGTGGAGAGGCAGTATTTCTTGATACCTACCCCAATAAGACCGCTATAGATCAGGTCACTGATCTCATGCAGGGCCAATCACCCTTGCTCGTAGCTTCTGAAGAGGCCGCGCTGGCTCTGGCTGATGAGGAGGGCGGAGAGTTCCTGGTTATTACTCCACAGCGAACCCGCACACCGTCTGTTGATGCAATTACACATGCTATCGAGTCGGGCATTTACGATACTGAGGGTGGTGCGGTCATTCACGCGGGTGAGGATTATCTGTCTTTGGGGCCTCTGTCTATTGGCACAACCTCACTCCCAGGATTCTATGTTGTCGATTCAGAAGACAATATTCTCAAGGACCTCTCGGATCCAGGCGAGGCACCTGTATCTCAATCAACGCCCGGCTCACCGCTTGCTGATGGCGCTTACTTTTCACCTAAACTAGTGACCTCTGCTGGCGTTCCAGTGCATATCAACGTGCCTAGCTTGATATCGAACCGGGATCTCGCAAGCGGAGTAGTAGCTTCAATATGGAGCACTACCACACCAGCTTCGATGACATCGAGCTCGGATCTTATTGTTCAGTGCTCGGACTATGGATCATCTGCAAGGCTGAAACTGCGAGACCCATTGAACGGCGTCTATCAACATCTGCTTGACTTGCAGATGGTTGACCTGCCAGTGGCATCTGATGTAGGCATTTCACCGAAAGTGCTTCTGATTGGTGACAGCATCAGCAATCGCCAAGGCGCTCAGATAATGAAGGCTGCCATTCAAAAAAATGGGCGGGACTCAAACTGGATAGGCACCATTGGAGGTTCTGGTGTAGAAAATCAGGCCTACAACGAAACGGGGCCGCTCGGCGAGGCAAGAGAGGCGTATGAAACAGCCAACTTCACGTACGCAACAATAACTGAGATCACTATCCCTGTTCCTGTAGGTAGTGAGTCTGAGTATCTGGCCCTCTCGAAGATCGAGCGTCGGAACCGGAACCCATTCATTCGACCTGCAACCTCCAACGATGATCCGTCAATCGTGCGAAATGGGTATGTCTTGGACTTCGCGTTTTACCAATCGAGATTCAATCTGCAGACGCCCGACGTGATTGTTTATGGTCTCGGCATGAACGATTTTGGCAAGTTGTCCGGAGTCAGTGCGATCCAGAGTTACGTTAACGACAACGAAGGTTTGATGTTTTTGCGCATGAGAGCCGCATGGCCAAGTGCAAAGATCATTCGCTTTCTTCCTGGATTACCATACCACACAGCAAGAAATTCCGACTGGACGAATAAGTACATCCCACTCATTCGGGCGGTGATGGCTCTGCATAAGGGCATTGGCAATCCCAACACAATAGTCGTTCCTTCTTGGGCTTTTTCCGATCCTGAGGTCGGGTATCAGACGACCGCAGGGACAATTGACCAAGTAACTGGTTTTTCCGTAGTTCAGATTTCCGACGCCACACATCCCGGTCAAGCTAACCGGCAGAGACTTTTTAGCAGTATCGCTCCTTACATCACTGCCTCCTACCTAGGATTAATTTAAGGAATTTGTATGGGTATCAAACTTGTTTCTCCAGGTGCCTTGGCACCCTGGTACACCAAGGTTATTCCACCTGTCTCGCGCGGACTCGAAGGTTGGTTCTGTTTCGACACTGCCATTGAGAGGGTCGGGTTCAATCGAGCCTTAGGAAAATCAAATGCCAAGGTGATTGGCGCGCCTGTCGTTTTCAGCACTCATGCTCGTTTCAAAGGTGGGTCAAACTACCTTGAGACAGCAATCGCAGAAACTCCGGATCTCACAATTATTGTCGTTGGCAAGGCGTCCGGTCCACTTGGTGGTACCGGAACCTCTACGGCTGTGCCTTATGTTGGTAACTACGGAGGTGCGTCTAATGGGCTATCGGGCGGCGTAGAGCTCTACCACATCACTGATTCGACACTAACCGGGCAAGCTAATCGCCTAAATTCTGCTGGCGATGGCTCGACGAGTGCGTCTGCGCAAATAGCAGACGTGGCCGCTAATTGGGGAATTCGATGCTTAAGGACAAGTGTCGCTGGGGGGACGCAGGCCTGGAATTTAACTACTAACGTAAAAGGCAACCAGCCGCTGGCTACGAGCAGATTACTTGCGTCCGTACCACTGAGAATCGGAGGGACATATGCCACTACCTTCACAGGTGAGTCGGATATTAGTCATGTTGCAATTTTTTCTGTTTATTTAAATGATGAAGAAGTAGCGCTTGTCGCTGCTTCCATGAGGAAGCGAATGTCAAGATTGGGCGTTAGCGTATAGTTTGGTAATGGGCGCCAGCTTAGGCGCCCGCTTTAATTGAGCAATGACTTCAGTTTTTGGTGGCGCTTATCCGTTTTCTTTTAAAGTGGCTTGAACTTTCTTTTCTACAATCCTGTTAACGGCTTCGATCTGTGCCTTGGTGAAAATGTCTAGCATGTCGAAATGATCTTCAATGTCCGTAAAAGGGGATTCTTTGCGAGGGCTGTCGGCGGACAATTTTTCAAACGTCTTAGGTATCCTCGCGATCACTTCAGCCCAATCATCGCTGGAGCCAGACCAGTCAATACCATGGCGATGACGCATTTCGACATTCCAGATACGAGGGTCTAGCTTGTTCTCGTCAACTTTGAAAAAATGGGCTGTAGGACAGGTAACGAATAGAATGCGAAAAGCAAGGTCTGGAAACTGTTTCTCTATGCTTGCAGCTACAGCGTTAAGTTCATCCGCGGCCACCTCAGCGTGATCTTTTGAATATGGCCATGCAACGAGCGGTTCCGCATGTCCGCCAAAACGGACAAAGGTTACGCATTGATCAGTTGATCTAATGCGAGCAGACATGGACTTATGCTTGTGCGTTAGCTTGCTCTTTGCGTCATCACGAACTTCGTCAGTCCAAAATGACTCATTATTTTCGTCTCTTTTGAATTCGTGGTGATACAGAATTCCGTACGTATCGCATGTCAAAGAGTTGGAAGGCTTGCTCAGAGTCAAACCTTCGCAAAAATTATCTCCATCGGTGTCAATAATGCGAGGAACTGACTTCAGAGAGGAAACGGTCCAGTCAAATGCGCTAGAGACAAAGCTTTCTTTTGCATGATTTTTGAGCTGTTGAGCCACTTGGCACCATGCTCCCAGACTTACATATAGCATCCTGTTTTCCTTGCAAGTGACTAATTGAGATCGACATCTTAAGGCGGTCATAGCTGCCCGCATTTTGCCTCATAGGCCGTTCCGATTGCCAGCCTTTGGGATGGCTTACCTGGTTGCTGCGTGAAAAACGATAGCCCCCACACATTTCTGCCTGCCATGTGGCCTTTTTTGGAGAAAATTTATGATTCCTTCCCGAGGAATTCGCAACAATAACCCTGGAAACATTGAATTTAACCCACGTAATCGCTGGCAGGGCCAGCTGGGATTGGAGGTAGATGCCGCCAAACCGCGCTTCGCTCGCTTCGACCAAGCCGAAAACGGAATCCGCGCATTGGGTAAGCTGCTGCTCAACTACAGAGGAAAGGACGGTATGCCCGGCGTTGGTCGTCCCGGCATTGATACGCCACTGGAGTTTATAAGCCGCTGGGCACCGTCCAACGAGAACGACACCCAGTCCTACGCCCAAGCCATCGCCAAACGGCTCGGCGTGGGCATACGTGACTGCATCGACATTACCAAGCAGAAAGTCCTGCGCGAGGCTGTTGTGGGCATCATCGTCCATGAGAACGGAAGCAATCCGTACGACGCTAAAGTGATAGACGAGGGTGTCCGGCGGGCCCTTTCGTCATGAGCCCCCTGGCAGTTGCTTCGGTAGGAATGGTACTGCTGGCGAGCCATTGGTTGGCATACGAACACGGTCGATCATTGGAGCTAGCTCAAGCGGTTAAGTTGTCAGCTTTGCGAGATAGTGGCGATCGTTTGGCCGAACTGATCAGCGAGCGGTCAGCCCGCCGTGAGGAACAAAGACGCGCTGCGCGCAGGAAGAGTCAAGAGCTCATGCAAAGGAAGAACAAAGATCTGCTCATGCTGGCGCTGCTGGGGCCAATTCTGCTGGTCAGCGGTTGCGCGACGAAGCGAGAAAGCTCGCCTCCGACGTCAGTTGCCCCGGCGCGGATAGCGCCGCTCTCGCCCGAGGCCAGGCAGCCACCCGCGCCGCCATGGTGCTCTCCGAACTGCTCAACAGGTCTGTTGATACGAATCGAGAGCTGGCGGCAGCATATGACCAAGCCCGAATAGCCGGATATCATTGTGAGGGTGAGTATGGCGCGCTGACGCCACCAAGCTGATCGTGGTTTGTCAGATGTGTTAGATTGC